TTGTATTACCAGTTAAATTTGAAAGAAAATAAAGGAATAGATTAGACGCAGTAAAAGAGCCTGTTGATGGTAGCGATAAACTGCCATAACAGTTTACAGATGACACTCCAAAAGTTAAGGATTGTGTTGCTGTGACAGTAAGGTTGTTGCAATATCCAGCAGTACCTGCGGTAATTGTTCCAGTTCCAGAACTTGTATCAATTGTTACGCTGTCCCAAGGAGATGGGGGGACTTTACCACCTGCACCCCCAGTTGAATCAGCCCAGTTAGTTGTTGTAGAAGTATCCCAAGTACCAGTACCACCAACCCAATAAACAGTCCTAGAAGGTATGAGAGCTATAGCTACAGATGCCCAAGTGTTTGATGTATTTAGAGTTGCCGCTCTAGCTGTTGAAGTTCCTGCTGTAGCTTGTGTTTCATCGGCAATTAAAAGACTACGAACAGATGTAGTACCAGCGCTATTAACTCTTGATGTAGTAGAACCATTAGCTGTCCAAGTTTGTGCAATGTTTGCACCAGCATAGATACTGATTACAAAATCATTTGCGTATGTAGTAGTTAATGTGTTAGGTGTGGCTGTTGTGCTTGTTCCTGTGGTATATGCTGGAACTACTTGAAATGCGCCACCACCACGATAAGCAAGTATTACTGCTGCTGTAGTTGTACCAGAATTAAATACCGAAACTGCTGATTCTGAACTTGAAGCATACTTATAGAGAACTGTAATAAACTGTCCAGCCCCTTCAGAAGTTATTGCAGTATATCCGTTTGCTGAAGATGTTGCCGTTCCTGTGGTAATTAACAAGAATAAATCGCCAGCAGCATAACTACTAGGCACGCCAACCGTAGGGTTAGCACCTGTTGCTACTGTTCCAGCTGAAATAAAACTAAGAGCCATTATTGAGCTACCTCAGTTGGAGGATTAGGGTCAATAAAATCTGTACCGTTCCAATACCAGCCAATTTGAGCATTGTTTCCATCTTGGTCAGGAGTAACAATAAGCTGGCAACCCTGCTCTGGGCAGGGGTCAGTAGGCTCTGCAACAATTACGTTTACTACAAGCCCGTCAGATAGTTGGCAAACAGCGCAGGTAGTCACAAACAACCATTAGCTAGTTGCAGTTGTGCTATAGGAAACAGTCAGCGTATCACCAGAAGAAGTTGTTTTTGTACCGCCAGTAAATGCACCAGCTGAATATAAAGTACCTGCAGTGCTTGACTGAGTATTAACAGCGCCAGTACCAGTTACGATAAAGCAACCAGATACAGTACCGCCAGTGCTGGTAATAGTAAATACTAATGAAGAACTCAATGAAGAAGTAACTACGTTAGAACCAGCAGTAGTATTGTTGTTACCAGTAGAAGAGCCAAAAGCTGCAGCACCACGAACAGCAGAGCCACCATATGTGTAGTTAACAAACTCAGTCCAACCAGCGTGTGAAGACATTGTATCTGTTGGGCTAAATGTTGGACTTGATGTTGCTACCAACCCCATGTAAGGACCAACAACAGTATAAGAAGAACCTTTTAACAAAGTATCGAGCATCAGCTGTTTGCCGATTTGAACTACTTGGTTAGGAAAGCCATCTTCCCATTTAAGATTACCATCTTTATCATGGCATTGAACGGTGTAATAACCATCTACACCTACGGTTTCATTGTGAATTGCGTTGCGACCTACAGATGCGTCTGATACATCGCCACACTTTGCTAATTCATTATGCATATTAATCTCCAGAACTAACTACGGTAGCGCTTGTGTAACTACCAATTGATAAAATAGCAGACGTACTTGTCGCTGCGGGGAACTGCACAGTAAAGCTATTACTACAAGTCTTATCCGAACCGAAATTCAATATAAAACAAGCAGCTTTGGTTGTGTAATTGTAAACTAAAGCCCCTCTACAGGTAAAGGAAGCTGGACTCCATACGGCATTAGCAAACGATATATAAGCTAAGTTATTAGTCGTATCTACTGTTGGGGTAACCGTAATAGTTAAAGGCTTACCGCCAGCTGTATAGCCAGTACCAGAAATCTCATTTACAGTCGTATAGGCTGTAGTCGTATTATTGAGATTAGCATTACCGTTATACAGGGCAATATAGTAAGTACCTGTAGTGAAGTTTTCCGCTCCATTTAACAGATTTTGTGCAAAGGCAGTAGTAGATCCTTGAACGATCATATATTACCCTTAAGGTTAGCATTGAGCTTAGTAGAACCGTCTCTGTAGAAGTCGCCACGGTCAAGACCATCAGCAAGGCGTCTAAGCTCTTGTAGAGCTTCCTGATACTTATTCTCATAGTAAGTAACTAAGTCTTGCTCCTGCTTCATAAAGAGCATAGCTTCACGCATAGCGCCATAGAATAAAACAGGGTCATAATTATCGCCAAGCCAACTTTGCCCAATCGCATTAGAGATAGCAGTTACTGGAATAGAAAAGCCACTACCAGTAGGACCAAGGGAGCTACAAGAAAGAACATCGCCCACGACATAAAAATTACCGCCAAACTGAAGGGTACAGGATGTAACTGTGCCTCCAGTAATAACAATGTCAGCAGTTGCGTTAGCACCCGAACCTCCAGTCAAAGACACATTTTGGTATATACCATTGGTATATAGCGAACCACCTGTGATAGCGCCTAGTGTAGTAATCTGACCCTGAACAATAGTCGGTGGGTAATAGAAATAGTGCATTTCTACTTGGTAGTTCTGATCTGGAGTCGGAGCAAGAGCGTAAGTTAACTCGTTAATATTGGATAACTGTGATCCAAAAATACTATAGTATGCGGGTAAACCCGTAGTAGTTGGATTTGGATATGCTTGGCGCATAAAGCTATTATCTTTGTTTAACAGGAAGTTATAATTCCCGCTCGAATCTACGACTGCCAACGAATAGTTAGCCAGCCAATCATTAGGCAAAGAGAGGTATTGATTGCCAGCAGTAAGAGTACCAGTAACATTTTTTCTTAATGAAGCTAAGTTAACAGAGTTATAAATACGATATTCAGCCTCCTGTACAAACACAGGAATGTTTGCAACAAACAATTGCTCAGTATTCTCAGCATATGCTTGTATGGTGTTGTACAGGTTTTCGTAGTTCAAGGTTTATCCTTAAGCCATCGGGCCACGGGCAATACGCCCTTTAGTAGCAGCACCATTGCCACGAGTTTCAATACCCTTAGTTTTTGCTGGGATCTGTCTATTACCGACTGATGTCATCATCGCTGGTGTGCCGGGTCCAATAGTGTCACCATAAAGCTTATTAGTTTCACCATCTTCAATACAGGCTCTTGCATCAGCAGCGCTAGTACCTTGACTTGCAGTGGCAGATGCTGGTTTTGGGTTAGCTTTACCAGTACGAATAGCAGGGCTATCCTTGGATGTAAATTTTACGTTTTTTGCGATAGCCATTTTATTTGCTTCCGGGTTTTTGGTTATGAGCACGTGCTAGATTACGGCCAACAGCCCGCATATCTTTACCAGTAGGTCCGCCCTTTTTCATGCCTTTTTTAACAGCACTGGGTTTAACCATACTTTTGATAAGTTTCTTATCTTCTGCTACATCATCATGTTTTGCCATTTTAATACTCCTAAGTTGTTACTATTGTTACCGTTCCGATTGTAATTACTGGAATCAAACTATTTGGCGTTAAATAACGATCAAAATAACTTGCTCCACCTACAGGGTTCCACCCAAACTGAATATCCCTACTACCATCCGTTGGAAAGCCAGCATTATTTATATTAGTGCTAGCTGTTGGATTAACATATAACCCAGTATTACCCGCTGAATAGTAACTTGTATCTGGACGTGGCTCCCGTACTGCTTGCGGATCGTTAACGGGGAACATCCCAAGCTGCAACTGTGGGTGATCGGGGTCCCAGCACGTCCTACATACCTTAACTCTATAAGGTTTTGTCTTTAACGTTTGTATGCGAAGCTCTTTCAGTGGGTACCGAAAACTACAACGGTCGCACTGCGATATTGCATACTTACCAGACGCAAACTTATTAGGCATATTCTACCTCAAATTTGTTGTTTTTCAGCATATTTTCAGATGCTCTAACAGCCCGTAAGTTGCTTGGAACATGAAGACCAGAAACATTTTTACCATTCAAAGGAATGATATGGTCAACATGCCATAACTCGCCAGTAATTTTTGTTTGCAATTCCGCCAATTTATAAACATTTTGAATGCGCTCAAAATCCACTGGAGTTAGCCATAATGGGGTTCTGTTGCGTTTATTTGCCCGGTACATAGCTTTGTTAGCGTTTACCCTAGCTTTATTCTTTAATCGTGTTTTTCTTGAGCTTGCAGCTGCTGCTTCAGGATTATTAGCCTTCCATTTAATAGATTTTGCGACTAACTTTTCTGGATATTTTTTTGCATACCTTTTTTGTTGCTCTGCCCATTTTTTTGGATTTGCTTTACGCCATGCAACAATCCTTTCATAGGCTTCTTTGCGATTACGCTGTGCGTACTCACGCTGATATGCTTTGCGAGCTTCAGGATCTTTGCGTGGCATGATTATCTATAATAAAATAAATTCCGTGGCACTACACGCAACGCCGCTTTTTCCCGATCCTCATCTTGGGCAAACTGGAATTGCTGCTCATAATCAGCCTTTAACATTGGTATGCGGTTAGGATCTACATCTCTAATCTTCATAGACAGATAATAGGATAATCCTGCAGCCAAGCAAGGAATCCAGCGGAATGGGATATCTTCTGTATTGATACCAGTTCCAGAATCCTGCATACGGCGCATACGCCAGTAAATCAAAGTATATTGAGTGCCGGGTTGACCAGTAGGCCAGATATTAACGTTAGGTAAGAAGTTGTTATAAAGGCTAGCACCAGCTAAATGAGATGCGGCTGTTGTGCCATTTTGTCCACGGAAGCAGTTTAATAACTGATTGGCATTACCGCCATTAGCCGTACCAATATTAATATAACCTTGGCTACGCAGATTTTGTGTAGATGTTACATATAAAGTTGTATCTGTTGCAGCTGCGGCTTGCGATAAGGTGGTTGTAGCCGTTGAATCCACATTGCCTGACTGTCTGTCTATCCAGATCTGAATAGGACGACCATAGGCATTTTTATTAGGGATTGTTAGGTATGTATCACCAGAGATACGGGTGATATTAATATCTTGTTGGTTTTGACCTGAACCTGTGCGAACAATATGGTCATAAAGATCAATAGTATCTACAGGAATTGGATAGCTAATCTGCCCGCCATTGATGTTGATAGGAATCTGACCCTGCTCAACTGTCCACAAATTAATACCACGATTTGCCCACTCAATAGTCAGCAGGTTTACGCTACGCTGAGCCGTACGAAAGTCATAACCAGTACGCAGCTGAGCGCCACAGCGCTCAAAGGATTCCTCTACGAGGTCACCCATATTCAAATTAAATACTGTGGTACCGGAAGTACTCATTACTTAGCTTTCTTTGTACGTGTAGTTTTTGCAACAACTGCAGGCTTTTTTGCACGGGTTGTAGCTTTTGCTACTTTCGGCTTCTTAACTTCTGCTTTTTCACAGGCAGGGGGAGTACCCAGAACTACAGGAAAAGGCCAAGCTTCTGCCAAAGCAGGTTTGTCATCGAACTTACTAAGTGCCCATTTAAGAGCTGTTACGACATGCTTTTTCATTTCTTCATACCTTTTAAGGTCTCAGCCAAGCGAGCACGTTTACCAACTGTACCTGATTTTTTAGCTGCAGCAGCAAGCTTTTTAGCAGGGATTGGTTCACCTTTTTTAGCGCCGAGTTCAGCACGTAAAGCACCGGGCTTTTTAATAGCGCCAGCGATCCAATTTTTAGTTGACATGATCTTCGCTTTCGGCTGGTTCTTCATCGAACTGTTCGTGTGGCTCATCAGCCATAAATGCAGCGACAGCTGGGGTTTCTTCAACAGCAGGAGCAGCCGCAAGAGCAGCGAGATCTGGTTGTACAAATTGCTCAGCAGGCATTAAAGATGAAGCGAAATTAGCTACTACTTCATGTTCTTGTTCAGTACCAGAGTTTTGAAAGAAACCAGCTACTACGCTATTGCTAAATAAGTAACAAACTCATTTAAAAGCTTATGCTCTTCACTTTCAATTGCATGGCCAGCACTACGAACGTAGCTAACTACTTGGTCAAATAACGTCATTTTTTCTTCCTTTTAAGTTTAACTTTGCCACCTTTTTTAGAACCCGCATCTTGTGCCTGCATTAATTCTTCTTCGGTTATCGTATTAGATAGAGGGTCATCTAACGTAGCTTGGGACCCCATAGTCCCATCATACCGTTTAACTTTACCCCCACGTTTGTACATGGCGACATCATTTGGGTTATCTATTCGTTTGATAACATTTTTAGTAGGCATTTTAGATGGGCTAATTGCACCCATGCCACGAGAGGCTCGCATTAGCAGGACTTCCCGCCTTTAGCCATAGATTTAACATGCTCGTGGTGCATTTTATGAGGCTCTTGCTTGTACTTAGCACTAACCTTATCTTGCTCATGTTGATGATCAGCGCTCTTATAATGCTTTTTAACGTGATCTACGTTGTGTTTGTGTTCCATAATTGTTCCACCTTTTTTCTTTTGGACTGGAGCTTGTTGGGGCTGTTTAGGCTCAGGGTTTCCACCCAAAAACTTAGCTAGCTTAGACCCTTCAGATGCTTGCTTATCCAGCATTTCTTGGCCTTTACGATTTTGCTCGTCAGTACCTAAAATAGCTTCTTTAATTGTTGGCATGATTTACCTTATTTGGTATGAACTAAAGGACCATTACCAACTGTGTTACCAGCCATTTTAACTTGTTTGCCTTTAGTCTTACCACGCTCAGCAATACCGTCTTTGCTAGGAGCAGCAGTTTTAACCTTTTTCATTGGTTCACTCATTGCGAATTTTTTAGTTGCCATGATTATTTCCTTATCTTTCCGCCAGCTTTCTTACCGGCATACTTGTTTAAATTAATATTTGGAGCATTCTTTTCCTGCCCTAGAACACTACCAAACCTTGTCTCTTGACGGTTAATCATACCCTTACCACCACGAGTTACTCCTACTCCACCACCTATACCAAACTTTTCACCTTTACTAGCTTTAGAAAACTCTTTAGCTACTTTAGATGGAATACCTACTTTCTTAGCAAAAGCTGGGTTATGCGCAGCGGCATCCATTAACTTTTTCTGTTTAGCCGATTTTGCTGGCATTTTATTTCCAATGATCCTTAAAACCACTAAGCATTATGCCACCAATAAATACTATAAATACCCAAGCTAAACTAGCTAATGATTTCTGAATAATAGCCTTACGCAATTCTGCACGTTCAGCTTCAGCCTTTATAGCCAATCTAACCCATAAAACTTCTTCTTCAGATAAAGGTCTAGATTCAACAGCAGCGTTAACTGCTGTTTTTACCAGATCAACTAGTTCAACTTTCGTTTGTTCATCTAGAGTCATTTTACTACCCTATTATGACATAACGTTCTGAATCAAATAACCACTCATACCAACGCTAGCAAAGTTAGTAGTACCACTATTTGCCAACATCAATAACTGAATATCTGTACCAGCAGGTCTAACTGATGGAGTGATAAAGTTCAATGTCATTTGCGCATTAGTTGCAGATTGGCTAGTGATGGTTGTCGTACCAGCAGAGAAAACAGTTTGATAACCATTCATATTGATTGTACTAGTCAAATTCTGTCTGTTGTACTCAGAATAAGTATAGTCAATTGTAGATGTATAGTGAATACTTGTCGTTGCTGATACGTTAGATACTAACAATACAAAGTTGTTTGGCACTGTAAAAATAGACATCTGTGTCTGACCAATACCGGCATTGATCTGAGCATAGAGTGTGCCACCGTTTTTGCAGCTAATGTTTCCAGCATTCAAACCAGTAGTACTCGAAGTACCGACAGTAGAAACAGACATACCGTTAATACGTAAGTATTTATTTACTGTATTAACACTAGTAGTACCATTAAGCTGCACGATTTCAGAAATCATATTGAAGTTAGCATCTAATCCATTAATCTGGATAGCCGCAGCGCCTGTACCAGCAGCCGCATCTGATGTGCTAGTAGAAACAATAGTCATGATAACTGCGCTT